CTCGTCTCACGACGAAGGGCGTACACTGGCTGACCATTCTTAGAAGAATAGCCATACAATGCACCGTACATGGCAATGGAAGTGGGCACACGCCGAAGATCGCCTACTGGCGAATCACGGAATGATAGCCACGACCACGTCTGAGCCGAAGGGCTCCACTTACGCTGATCCGATTGAAGATAAAAATCAAGAGGAACAGTTAGGGCGGAGTCCGGCGGCCCGTCGCAAGGCCTAAGAAGCTTCCACTTTTCTTCAATCCTGGTCTGGATGCAATTCCAGACACCTGGATTAAAGAAGTAGAGGTTGCTACGAAGGCCATTAGCGATCTTGATGAGATCACGGTCAGTAACCGGGATAAAATCAAGCTCGTACGGTCGTACATTAACACCCTCGAAGTAATCTGTTCCACAGCTCTCTCTAAAAGGCCCAAAAAGAAAGGTCTTCTTAATGTTCGTTTTGAAGCCTAAATACTTCAAAACTTCAATAAGTAAGAGAGCTGCATGCTGACGTACGATAATGTCGTCACCATAGACCCGGAAACGAGAGTCTCCGGATCCAAAGGTGACTTCATTAACAGCATACGCAAGGGACGCAAAGATAAGCGTTTCGAGCGGGAAACAGAAGCCATTACCCATACTGACAAACTTCTCATAACGGCCAGATCCCCATTTACTTTCGTAAGCGGGACTTCTGACGTCATCGAGTAGTCTGAACCAGGAAGAGGGTAGTAAATCTCTAACAAGTTCTATAGAGATACTATCGCTCGCTGAACTCAGGTCAATAGTGGTAAAGGGATCGGGCCCGGGAACACTTCCCTCCTTTGCTAGGAAGGAATTAGTTCCCTGATCAGATAAGTCAAGACCTGCCCTAAGCAATTTCTTGCGAAGGACAACGTCTATACCTTTCTGAACATAACCATTAAGTAAGGGCTCAATCGCAATGGTCCTATGGGTCATTGCCGTCTTCGGAACCATGGTAATCTTGTTCGCGTAGACATGCCCAACCTTGGCAAGAAAGAGATTAGAAAATAAGTCTCGATCAAGGCAGAATATTTGCTTATTTTGCAGATATTCCCATATAAGGGGTTCCCCTAACATGGAGTGTTGAGCATAAACGGTGCAGGTCGGAGTCGATGTCCAGGTGTTCGCACATAGCTTTGCAGCTAAATGAGTAGCCTGTCCATGTACACCAACACTAGCACCCGGACCGAAACCACAGCTCCGATAGATAGCACGGAGATTGGGATTAACTCCAATCGTTCGCACTATCCATCTCCTGGCACTATCCCTTATAAAGGAATAGCGTCTTCTGCCAACTCGTCTCTCAGCAAGGAAACGCTGATTGATGCGTTTACAGAAAGATTCTGAGGATTGGAATTTCTTCCAAGCTTCGGACTCAGGTGTCAAGGAAGGATCCGAGATCGGACACTTTCTGACAAAAGCTGCAAGCTGATTCCAAACATAGTGCTTATGTATATCACCATACGACTGTGTGGTGAAGGAATCAGCTAATCTGACTGCGGATCCAAAAGATCCGTTGCGAAGATAACCAACCAACCGGTTGGCATCCTCCGAGTCAGAAAGGTCATTCGACCGGACGAATGAGTCGACCACCGCCGTCAAAACCGATAGCGGGCGCTCTTTCCTGGGTACCGGAAGGTACCGCATTTGGGGCCTTAAGGACAAGACTGTCTCCTAAGAAAATCACGGAAAAGATAAAAGCGAAGAAAATCGCTAATATCATCACAAGAGCAAGAACTTTCATGGGATCGGCCCAAAGACCAAAGATATAAACCAGAAAATTATTCTGGCGAATATATCTATTAGGTCAGAGGGATTATTCCAGAATGTCAAGCTTCTTAATGATCTTGGTCGTTCCAGCTTCTTCAAGCTGGAGAACATCGACCATGTCCGCGATTACTGTGGAGATGTCCGCGTCCGCAGCCCCAACAGGAATTGCACCCGTTAAGGTTAGCGACATGAGGGCATAATCCGTCGTACCGCCGTTCAGCGGGACTTTTAGCACGATCTGTACTTTAGGTCGTGCCATCCCACCGAAAGAACCCACGGGTTTCGGATAGGTCCGGCTAACAACCAGCTTCTGGGTGTTGGTCAAACTATGCGAGGGACCCACGTATTCTACGGTATCTGCTGAAATGCGGTCTTGAGCGAACACTTTCGTGTTCAGAGTAATGCTCATGGTATTATCTACCTTTAGTAAGTTGTTGAACAACAAGTGAGATGGCGGCAAGAGTAGGCACCTTTTTCAGCGAAAGCTGAAATGTAGGGAGCACAAACTTGCCAAGATTTACCGGAAAGCGGTCATACATCTCGACTATGACCGTCTCCGTGTCCACGCATGGTTGATTGACAATCCAGTTTGTATAAGCTGGAAGGAAGGCGAAGTTGCTCACTGTATTAGTGAACACCAACGTCCTCTTTCTTGTCATCCACTGTGCGAGGAACTTGTTGAGCATTGCAGCTTGTAGAGCGCCGATGGAATCACCGACGTTAACAAACCAATCAACGACGAAGGACCAAGGAAGAAGTTCCCAAGCAGCCTCAGGGATTTTCCGAAGGGAAAAGCCCAAATTATCGGCTGTGGAAGGAACCGCATCTAATTGGACCAATGCTCCAGCACGAAACTCAACAGACTCGTCATACCGAAAGGTAAGATCTGCCTGGAAAGGTTGAGAGCTAAAGCAATTCACGACATCTATAGAAAATGTCGAGTCGTCTTGAAAACCACGACCGGTGACCCGATCAGAGATCTTCTTGCTCAACGCCTGCTGTATGTCCTCAATATCGAACATAATGGTCCGAAGACCATAAAACCATGTTAGATACTGATTGGACGCGCCGCTGGCGGCATTCTTGAGCTGCCCGAGGGGAATAGACCGTGAATTCTTATTTCTAAGAATCTTTGGGACATTCCTAAGGGCTACAAAAGAAGCTTTCAGAGGGTGTTTCAAGGTTTCAAGTGTTTTCTGCATCTCTGCAGCAATCACTAGACCTTGGGCGCTCTTACCATTTGAATCCGAGAGAGCTTTCGCTCCCGCGAGATTCATGAGGCGGTCTTCGTCGAGGGAAGGGACCCAGTTGTAAAGTAGGTCCCCCGCAGGATTCCCCGGTTGATTTGGGGGATGAAGCGGCCCACGAGCTGCAGCAAGTAAGTTGTACCCCTCCTGCCTAATCACATGACCGATCCCATTCCAAGTAGGAATGATATCGGAAAATATGGTAGTAGAAGGTATAGCGGTATAACTATAGGTATAACGAGACATGGGATTGTTAAAGATCTCATGATTGTTACGCCTCCTAGCAAAACCAGGGGTCACGGTGTCAGACATCCACTCATACTTTCCGGAACGTGAACCATTATAGTTCAAAGTGTCGGTAGCATGGTCATTATAGAAAGTTCTATATTCACCAGGCAAATATGTAGGGACATTTGATAAACCGCGAAACCTAACTCTGCTAGGCATAGCTGACCTCAGTAAGTATTAAGAAGGCACACACCATGTAAGGTGTGCGGTGGTTTGGCAAAATAGCCTCCACTGTAAAACCTCGGTCCATGAGACCCTAGAACAAGGGGGAAC